CTCACTGCTGACAGGGCAAGCAGCCCGATGAGGACACAATTGAATAGCCTCGATAGCCCTCGACAGGCGAAGAAGTGCGCGACGGGTTTTACCATTTTCATTCTGTAATTCTTCGATTTTTTCATAATTTGCTTGATTCTGTTGTCGAACACTTACAAGTTCAGCACTCACCATATCGTACATTTGCTTGTAAGTATCCTCTACTTTTTTCTTCTCTTCCACCGTTCGTAGCCGGCGATTGGTTGCCCAGGCAATGGCGTTGTGGTTTGATGTAGAAGAAAGATATAACGCAACTAGCCGGCGATTGGTTGCCCAGGCAATGGCAGCACCGATGCTGCCTGACGGGATTGCCCATTGCAGAATCTGTAATATAGTATCTGCCATTGTCTTTTACTTCATTAATATTAAACTTGCCGGATACCTATCTCACGTAGCCAGGCCGACACATCGAAGCTTGGGCAAGCCTTGCCTCGGTTCAAATCATGATGACCAACAATGCGCACTTGAGGGAACCGGCGGTGGAAGTCCTGCACATAGTGTTTTAGAGCCTCGCGCTGTGCGGCCGTCCGCGTGTCCTTCGGCTGCATGGCCTTATTACAGCCACCCACGTACACGACGTGCCGGCTCACACCGTTATAGCCCGCAGCGCCATTGGTTAACTCCCACGAATCTACCTGCGCATCCTCGTTGTTATCCACCAAACGTTCTATGCGGCCGTCAAGGTGCACCATATCCGTGTAACCCACCTGCTGCCAACCACGCCCCGCAGGTGGGGGCGAAGTATGCCACCGGCGGATTTCCGCCGAGCTTACCTCACGCTCCTCCGGGGTTGCCGTGCAGTGGATTACAAGGAATTTCACAGGATTGCTCATTAGCCTTGTGGCAGCTCAGGTTCTACATACTCTGCAAGGCCACGATTCACGACGTCCTCAGCGCGGGCTGCATCAAACTCCAGCACGTTGCCGACATCGTAGCGGATAGTGTTGTCAAACTTGTCGAGGAAATCTTCCGTTACCTTGATGGTTACCTTTCCCTCTTTTTCTTCTGTCTTCTTTCCCATTTTTTATCATTTTAAATAGTTGTGTAATATTCGTACTTTTTTACCCGCGAGGAAGGAACTTCGGCGTCTTGCGCTTGTCGAGCACGATGAACTCTTCACCAAATGCGATATTGGTGTCCGCTTTCATCAGCATCTTGAAGAAGTATAATTCGCTCATGTTGCTTACGCGGTCAATCTTGATGACATGCTCATCGTCTTGCAGGTTCACGGCTGCAAACAGATTAGACGTCATCGCGTCCGGACTGCAAAGCGTCACTACGATAAGGTCATCCGGCCAGGCAGCGAGTGTCTCTATCTGAATGTCCTTGTATCGCTTGATATTTCGCGTAGTCTCATCACGATTCTTGTTCTCACGCGAGGTCAGCTCTTCGTCGTACTTATCGAAGTCGTTTACGCTCATCAGGATGCGTAAATTCGGGTTCTCCCGAATGGCAACAGGAATGGCCTTGCGAATTGCAGCCAAACGTTCGAGCATCTTCGTTGCTTCTATCTTGACCACAACGACATCCGTATCCTTGACAGCTTGTGTCAAGATACCATTAAACAAATGATCGTCATCGCTACCTGCCTCACCGTTCACATAGTGGAAACCGAGCTCGAATTGTACTTGCTTTGAAAGCGCGTCAAGCAGTTGATTCTGTACATTTGGAGGAAGCTCAGCAAAGACAAGATCACCCTTCGGTTGGAATGGGCGCCAAACGTTCTCAAACGTACGAGGATTGAAGACGGCAAACGCCATGAAGTCTACAGGATCAAGAGCCTTTTCTGAATAATCAAAGCCGCCCTTGGCATCACTTACTTGAGGATCTTCCTTACTCTTCTGAAGCATTTTGTTTGTTCGCAGACGTGGAATGGAGATCTTCTTTGACACGTTAGGTATCACGTGAATAAGGCCCTTACTAACAATCTCGTTGTTAGTTGTCGCTACAGTGAGGAGCTGTTCAAGCACCTCGCCATTGTAATTAGTGTTTTTAATGTTAATCGGCATTGTCGTTTATCTTGTTAATTGTTAATCTTTCAAGGTGTCTACAACTTTCCGTGAAATTTGTCTCGGATCTCACGTTGACGCTTTTCCCAAGGACTTTCTTCAGATGGCTGACCGCCCGGCAGCGTATCCTTGACCATTTTCTTAGTAGGCAGGGCAGCAAGTGCTTTCTCACCGTCGGCAGGGTGATCTTTTAGCAAATTCTCATAAATAGGTCGTGTTTCAGCGTTAATACGCCCATCCTGCTCGGCAGCGTCAAGCAGCGACTTGCGATTGGCAGCGGCCTCTTCTTCTGCCGCCTGCTCAAATGTTTGCACCTGTGCTTTCAGAGATGTATTCTCCTGTTCAAGTGCAGACACCTTGCTTGCTTTTGCTTCCAACTGCCCGATCCGCGCAAGAACCTCTGCTTCTGTCGCACAATCCTTGAACTGTGGACGTTTCTTCAATTCTTCTAAATTCATATCTACATTGTTTTGTGGCGCCAGGCGCCGATTATTGAATATTGCATAAATCTGCTCCGGGGTGCTCTCTTCCGGTACCGGTTCTGCGTCATATATACCATCAATAAAACCTAAGTTCTTAGCTTCTGCCGCAGTCAACCAATGATCTTTCCCGTCGAAATAAGTAGCTTTTATACTCTCTTTATCTTTACCCAACTTACTTGCATACATGTCGCAAAGTGTATCCTCAAGATTTTCCATCTCTGCAATCATGTCTTTCATATCTTTCGTATTACCATAACAGCCACCACTGACACAGTGCAGCATCAAACGTGCATATCTGCTCATGTATACAGGTTTACCACAGAGAGCTATAACGCTGGCCATAGATGCAGCTACGCCATCAACATACAGTGTAATATTTGCTTCGCTCGCTCTCAGCGCATTAAAAATGGCAATACCCGCATATACCTCACCACCAATACTATTTATACGAATATTAATATTCTTGTAAGTAGCCGTGGCTGTCATTAGCTCTTGAGCAATTTGAGCACTCGTTACAGTACCATAGCTATCACTAATATCACCATATAAGAAAATGCTACAGGCGTCTGCACCCGGGATGATATTGAAAAATTTCTTTGTCTTTACTTCCATTTCGTTTCCTTAATAGTTTACTATCGCTCATTGCGAATTTTGATGCAAAGATGGAAGATTATCCGCTACTTCACAAACCTCATATTTATTATACAATGCTTATAACCAAATGATTACATCACAAAATTGCATCATGCGGAAACAATTTGCGAACATTATGAAAACACCTCACCTTTGCACTACAATTGATACAAAATGGCAAAGGATTTAAGCAATACACAAAAAAAAGAATGGGCAAAAACGCTTTATTTGAAGGAGAACCTCACACAGCAGGAAATCGCTGATCGTGTAGGCGTCTCCCGTATTACGGTTAATCGTTGGATAGCTGATGGCAAATGGGAAGTACAGAAGGCAGGATTGACCCTTACTCGTGAAGAGCAGATAGCAAATCTATACCGGCAAGTGGCAGAGATAAATAGAAAGATAGCCGACAAACCTGAAGGAGAACGCTTCGCAAGTAATGCAGAAGCTGACATTTTGGGAAAACTTTCCGCTGCAATAAAAAAAATGGAAACAGATGTAGGCATTGCCGACATCATCAGCGTGCAGACGAAATTTATTGAATTTCTACGCTCAATAGACTTTGAAAAGGCAAAAGAGCTTACACAGCTCTCTGACGCTTTTATAAAATCACTCTTATAATTTGAGAATGAAGCAAGCAGATAAAATAGCCCTACTCGATTGGGAGAAATTCCGCCAGGATATTATGCGCTCAACTCCTGTTGATAAGGAAATGAGTGTGTCAGAGCGTGAAAAGCATCGTATGTATCTTGAAGCACACCCTATAGAGTGGATTGAGTATTTTTTTCCCAATTATGCAGTATATGAGTTTGCAGACTTTCAGAAGCGAGCTATCCGTCGCATAATTGCGCATGAAGAATGGTACGAGGTCCTATCCTGGTCGCGAGAGCTGGCGAAGTCCACCATAACGATGTTCGTCGTCATGTATCTCACATTGACAGGAAAGAAACGCAATGTCATTCTCACATCAAACAGTAGAGACAATGCCGTCAAACTTCTTGATACTTACAGAGGAAACCTCGAGGCTAATGGGCGTATCATAGCCTACTATGGAAAGCAGCAGACAATTGGGGCGTGGGCAGAAGATGAGTTCATTACGAAGGGCGGTGTTGCCTTTCGCGCCATCGGTGCAGGACAATCGCCTCGTGGCTCACGCAATGAAGCTACCCGGCCGGATGTTTTACTCGTCGACGACTTCGACACCGATGAGGACACCAAGAATCCTGATACTATTCAGAAGCGTTGGGAATGGTGGGAGCAGGCTCTATATGGAACTCGTTCTATCTCTGAACCAACATTGATAGTATTCTGTGGGAATATCATCGCCAAGGATTGTTGCGTCACCCGTGCCGGCGAGATGGCAGACCATTGGGACATTGTCAATATCCGCGACAAGAACGGCAAGAGCACATGGCCGCAAAAGAACACAGAGGAGCATATCGACCGCACGCTTTCAAAAATTTCTACGCTTTCGCAACAGCATGAGTATTTCAACAATCCTATCTCTGAAGGAGAGATATTCAAGCAGGTGGTTTATGGTAAGGTTCCGCCACTTTCCAAGTTCAAGTTTCTCATTATCTATGGCGACCCTGCACCGGGAGAGAGTCGCGGCAAGAAGGGCAAGTCATTCAAGGCTGTTATGCTCTTAGGAAAAAGAGACGGTAAACTCTATGTCATTAAGGCTCGCCTCGCCCAGGCTCTCAATGCCGAGTTCATTGATTGGTATGTACAGTTGCTCGAATATGTAGCAGGGCGCAGCACCGTCTACTGCTGGATGGAGAATAACAAATTGCAGGATCCATTCTTCCAGCAGGTTTTCCGACCGCTTGTTCGCAACGTGCGAAAAGAGAAAAATATTACGCTCTACATTCAAGGCGATGAGGAGAAAAAGACTGATAAAGCTACACGCATCGAGGCAAACCTTGAGCCGATGAACCGCGAGGGCAACCTAATCCTTAATGAGGAGGAGCAGGATAACCCTCACATGAAGGAACTTGAAGACCAATTCAAGCTGTTCACGCTATCACTCAAATATCCTGCCGACGGCCCCGATGCAGTAGAAGGCGGTAATAGAAAAATAGACCAGACTGCCCAGCGCGCCGATCGGCCATTAGTACAATCTCGAAGAAGTGTGAGATCTAAAAACAGACACCGGATATGAGCCAGTTTATTGACATAAAAGACTACGATGCAAGCGTTCATCGCGAGATACTCGATGCGCTTGTAAGAGATGATGAGACGCTCGTTGAAATTTGTGAAGACAGAGCGATAGCCGAAATGCGCAGTTACCTGTCTAAGCGCTATGACTGCAACGCTATCTTTGCGGCAACAGGTAATGAGCGCAATCAACTTATTTTAATGATGGTTATTGATATTGCCGTCTATCATATCTTCTGCATTCACAATCCCATGAAACTTTCGCAGGTACGTAAAGACCGATATGAAAGAGCCGTGGAATGGATGAAGGCGGTATCCAAAGAAGGCATCTCTATTGATGGCGTACCGCTCCTGCCTGAAGAGGAGAGAGCTGCAAAGGCTGTGGTGATGTTCAAAAGCAATAAGAAAAGAGAAAACAGATTATAATCATGACAAAAGAGAATACACGTATAACCATCGGTGGCAATATGCCACGTCCCGGACAACGTCAGCCTGCTATTATCAGGCTGACACAGCCCAAACGTTTCAATATTGATACTGCCGACTTCATGATGGCTATCAAGGCAGCCGAAAACGTTGATTATACCCAGCGGGCAAAACTCTATGACCTCTACAATGACATCTTGCTGGATACCCATTTATCCAGCGTCATTGATAAGCGGAAAAACGCTGTGCTATGCTCAAGCATTCAATTTCAGCGCGACGGCAAACCGGACGAGGCCATCAATGAACAACTGTTTTCTCCTTGGTTCTATCGTTGCGTGGCTGATATACTTGATGCGCGCTTTTGGGGCTTTTCGCTGCTTCAGTTCTATAAAAAGGGGGAGTGGATAGACTACGACCTTGTGCCGCGCAAGCACGTGGAACCTGTCCGTAAGCTCATTCTGACCAGGCAGACGGATCTATTTGGAGCATCGTGGGAGGAATTTGAAGACTTGCTCTTCATTGGCGGTAGCACTGACCTTGGACTACTTGCGAGGGCTGCACCTTGGGTTATCTACAAGCGTAACACGACTGCCGACTGGGCACAGTTTTCCGAGGTGTTCGGTATGCCCATACAGGAATACACTTATGAAACGGACGACGAAGAGGCGCGTGCGCGTGCGCTTCAAGATGCAAATGCTATCGGTTCGTTGGCCACTTTTATTCATGGCAAGGACACGGAACTGCAACTGCGTGAGGCAGGGAATAAGACGGGTTCTGCGGAAGTCTACGACCGTTTCATAGAACGCTGCAATAGCGAAATTTCAAAGCTCATTCTCGGCAACACATTGACAACGGAGGCATCCACCAATGGCACACAAGCGCTTGGCACGGTGCACAAAAAGGTGGAAGAAGCCGTCGCGAAAGCAGATAGGGAATTTGTTCTCAATGTCCTGAATTATGACATGACGGACATATTCGCACATATGGGTGTTGACACTGCAGGTGGTAAATTCTGCTTTCCGGAAAAGAAAGATGTTGACCCAAATACAACGATGAGTGTTCTTACACAGCTGCACACGACATTCTCTCTTCCTATTGATGATGATTACCTTTACGAAAAGTTCGGAGTAGAGAAACCAAAAAACTACGAACAGCAGAAGAAGTTGCAGTTGCAGTTGGAAGAAAAGAAAGCACGTGAGGAAGCCTTACAACAGCAGAATAAGGAAGAAAAGAATCCGGACGGCAGTTCACAAAGTTCAAATTCTCAAGCTTCTCAACCCCCGACCTCAAAGTTCAAGGACCGCCTACGCTCTTTTTTCGTGAAAGCCCCGAAGGACGGGGCTCATTTAGACTGGTAGTCAATCGAAGCTACTTCGATGCTGATGATGCGCCTTCCTTAGATTTGCAGATCAGTGAGAGCACTTTAAGAAAGGCACTTGCAAACATATATAAGAAAAAGTTCAATGTCAGAACGGAGATTGAATCATATCTCTATGCTGCTGTACGCGATGTGTTCAATCAAGCGACAGACGAGGCTTTTCTATCTTCTGATCATGACAAAGATTTTCAACAGCAACTGCGACATAGTAACGAAGTATTCTCTGCATTCAAAGTGCATCGTGCACAGAATGATATGGCTGTACGCCTGCTGGATTCAGACGGTGTTCTAAAACCGTTTAACCAGTGGTTGAAAGATGTTTTACCGATAGCCTCGCATCAGTGTGGTGCCTGGTTAAAAACAGAATACGACACGGCGGTGCTCCGGGCACATCAGGCAGCCGACTGGCAACAGTTCCGGCGCGAGAAAGATGTGCTGCCCAACCTCAAATGGATGCCGTCGACAAGTTTGCATCCTTGCAGGGAACATCGTAGATATTGGGGAACCATACGTCCCATCGACGACAAGTTCTGGAACGAGCACCGCCCGGGAGATCGCTGGAACTGCAAATGCAGTTTGTCAAGTACTGACGAATCCGTCACACCCGTGCCCGACAATAATGAAGTCTCACAACCACAACCAGGACTTTCGGGCAATCCGGGCATAACAGGCAAAACGTTCTCGGACGATCACCCGTACTTCCCAAGGTCATGCCAAGATTGCGATTTCTATCACCCCAACCTAAAAAACAGGCTAAAGGATTTTTTCACGAATAGGGTGAAGAACTGCTACAACTGTCCGTATATTGATAAATGTATTGATAGACTTGGGGCAGATGGTTTCAAACTGGAGCGAAAGTACCCGAATGGAGGGACGCTTTATATTCATTCCGATGCAGATAAAGACAAAAACGACTACAAGGCAATATTGACAATAGCAAGACTTTTTGCAAAAGAAGGTAGGACGGTAAGGATAACTCCACGGCTACATTATAAGTCCGAGGAGTATCGAAGCATATACGGTTCGCTCATTGGTACGCGATACGAGAGAAAGTGTCCTGATTTTCAAGTAGACGGTGTTTTTTATGAATATGAAAGTTTTATAAAGCCATGGAATAAGAAGAAGGTAGGGCGTATGCTGTCCCATGGTCTTGAGCAGTCTTCTCGTATTATAATTGATAACACCAAAGGGTGTTCAGAACGTTTTATAAGAAAACAGATAATGGCACGAATCCATTTGCCCGCGCAAGTCATCGATGAGGTGTGGATTTATGAAAAAGGCAAGGTGAGATTGTTCTATAAAGATGGAACCTTCTATAAAAACAACGGAGGAAACTGAGTCCCTCCGCGATGCAACGTGCCGTAGCACATGCTAACTTCTTTATGAAGCTGTTGCAAACATACAACTTAGTAACTAAAAAAGCAAGAAAATGGACATAAAAGTTTTCTCAGAACTCATAAAAAGCCGAAGTAGAGAACTTGATCGGCTTATACGAAGGCAGCTTCCTATCAAGATTGGTCGTATGGCAAAAGATCATTACCAGGACAACTTCCGCAAAGGTGGCTTCGTTAATCGTGGTTTGCAGAAATGGCCGACAACAAGGCGACAACAGTCCGGCTCAACCTCTGCAGCAGCGTCGTATGGTCCGCTGCTTTCCGGGCATAACCACCTCTTCGGTTCTATCAAATATGTGCCTGGCGACTACCGTGTTACCGTCTCTAACGATCTACCCTATGCAGACATACACAATCAAGGTGGCACAGTAAGCCCTACAGTAACGCCAAAGATGCGTCGATTCGCATGGTACATGTATTACAAAGTTTCGGGTAGGAACTCTAAGGGGCAAAAAGGAAAGAAGAAAAGCCAAACGCAGGCACAGGCCGAATTCTGGCGCAACCTTGCTCTTACCCGAAAGCAGAAGCTTGCTGTGAAGATTCCAAAGCGGCAGTTTATAGGTGAAAGTGCTGAGCTTACACAGCACATCAATGAGAAAATAAAACAGGAGATCATCAACACTTTAGATTTATAACAAATGGAAGAAATTTTTATCTCAATCCTCAATCTCATTAGCAATGAGATTCCTCAACTTTCACTTGTAGATGAAGATTACGGACAGTTGGAAACAAGTGAGGACACTTACCCCGTAACCTTCCCTTGCGCACTCATCGGCAATATGGAGGCAGATTGGGAAGAAATTGGAATGGGCACACAAAAGGGAATAGTTACGCTTACCACACGTCTTGCCATCGACTGCTACGAAGATACACATATCGGCTCTGGCACAACGGAAAAAGTCGCAGAGCGTCTGCGATTAGCAAACCAGCTCTATACTACGCTTCAGTGCTCACGACACAGTGACGATATGGGACCAATGTTTCGTACTAAGACAAGATGCTATTCGTTACCGGGAATGATTAAGGTCTATGAATATGTATTCCAATTCGAGCTGCATGACGACTCTGCAGCAAAGGATTAGACAACTGTTTCCTGAAACAACTCAAGTTGCTTGGCGGTCAGACGAGGCTTACGGACTTTCGGAACAGGATTCACATCTATATCTTTCACTTCAGAGCATTTTTTGCGAATAATCGCCATTATGCGCTCCTCACTGATGAAAAACTCTTTGGTAGAGAGCAGACGTAGCGCATCGTCGAAACGGAGGCGCTGTACCTCCGTCCAATAGTAGTAACGACGGCATAAAGCCTCGTCTCGCAATGCGATTAAATTACTGTTCCGGCCTTTTTTCATACTCCACATACAACTGACAGGCAAATATAACAAATTTAATTGATATTAAACGCAAAAAGTCGCTAAACCTTTCATTTAGCGACTTTTACGTTAATCTTATAAACAGATTTCAGGCTACATCCTGCAGAAACTCGGCTCGATCCGGCTCCACACATTCGTTTCTGGGTTACGCTTCTGGAAGTAGTAGTTCACTGCGTTCTTCTGCACCACATTGGCCTCCTTGAACAGAGCCATAATCTCGCCGTACTCACTGTCGAACTTGTCCTCCAGTTCATAGAGCTTCGATATGCTCTTATAGTCCAGGTCGCCCGCCTTGTTGCGCTCCAGCAGCGTCATCGCCATTTGGTACATCGGGTCGTCCGCTCCCTTCTCGCTCTTTTGCATATAGCGTTTCAGGTAGTCAATAAGCCGCTCCGCTGCAAGGTCGGCACGCTCGTCAAAGCCT